GAATGGACAGCAGGCCACCCTCGGCACTAAGAACGATCACATTGGGCAGGGTCTTAACCAGCGTGGTCTTACCAGCACCGGCTTGTCCGTACACCAACAACTTCACTCCATTGGCAGACAAGCTGCCGGTCGATTTCAAATTGATAGCCATTTGGCTCTCCTATTTTTTGCACCTCCGTCTGGGAATCAGTTCGAGGTGTGACGTAACTATAAACCATTTTTTAGTGTAATATCCACACATCGCAATAAATATTTTCAACAAAGGAAAAAAACATGATGACCCTAGAGCAGATACGAGACGCGCTCTCCGATCGAATGCCAGTCAAGGTGGCAGAAGCCACTGGCGTGCACTACAACACCATCCGTCAAGTGCGCGACAACCCCAACGCAAATCCAACCCACAAAGTCCTGCTGGCGCTGTCCAACTACTTGGAAAGCCGCAAGGTGACGCATGGCTGACCTCTCAAAAGTCCTTGGTGGACCTTGGGCACCACCACCCGAAAAACTCGTCGCAACACCAGAGGCGCAGCTCATCGATGCAATGCGTGCTGCAGGCCTTCAGCCACCAGAGGAAATCCTTATGGATGGCAAGATTCACCGATTTAAATCAGGCACCAAAGGCGCACCTGGCCACGGTGACAAGCCAGGCTGGTATCTGGTGTTTGGTGATGGCATCCCAGCCGGTCGATTCGGATGCTGGCGAGCAGGCATGGAAGTGACATGGCGTGCAGACGTAGGACGAAAACTCACGCAGACCGAGGAAATGTCACACGCCAAGCGACTGGCCGAAGCCAAAGCCCTCAGAGACGCAGCTCTTGAGCGCCAGCACCAAGTGGCCAGCGACACGGTCGAGAAAATATGGACAGGCGCACAGGCAGCACTTCCAGATCATCCCTACTTGGCCAAGAAGGGCATTCAGACGCATGGTGCAAGGGCAACAGGAGACGGTCGACTTGTGCTGCCACTCTACGACGAAGACGGAACTCTGGCCACCTTGCAGTACATCGACCACGAAGGTGGCAAGCTCTACCACCCAGGCGGTCAGACAGGCGGAAAGTTCTGGATGGTAGGCTCACTAGATGAGCCTGGCACTCTGTTCGTGGCCGAAGGATTCGCAACGGCAGCCACAATCCACGAAACCACCGACAGGCCGGTCGTGGTGGCCTACAGCGCCAGCAATCTGGTGCCGGTCACTGGCACACTCAGGGAAATGTATGGAGCAACTCAAGACATCGTGATCGTCGCAGACCATGACCAAAGCGGTGTCGGTCAACGCTACGCAGAGCAGGCCAGTGCCAAGTACGGTGCACGCATGGTTATGCCTCCGATACTCGGTGATGCCAACGATTATGCACAGGCTGGCCACGATCTGGCAGGTCTGCTGATGCCAATCAAAGACGACTGGCTCATCCCAGCCGATGACTTCTGCGCACAGCCAAGCCCCATCAGCTGGCTCGTCAAACGGTGGATTCAATCCCAAGCACTGGTGATGGTCCACGGCCCAAGCGGTGGCGGCAAGACATTCGTGGTGCTCGACTGGTGCCTACGCATGGCCAGCGGAACAGAAGACTGGGCAGGACACAAAGTGCGCCAAGGCAATGTGGTCTATCTGGCAGGCGAAGGCCACCACGGTCTGCGCGGCAGGGTGGCAGCTTGGAAGCACCACCACAAAGCAGGCAAGCTGGCCATGTGGCTCTCCAAAGATGGATGCGACCTAAACACCCCGACCGGATACCTCAAAGTTGTCGAGCAAGTAAGGATGCTGAAAGACAGGCCCAGCGTGATCGTGGTCGACACCCTGCACCGATTCCTCTCAGGCGATGAAAACTCAGCCCAAGATGCAAAGACCATGCTGGACGCATGCAACGCACTCATGCAGGAATTCAACTGCTCGGTGATCTTGGTACACCACACAGGCGTGGCCGAGGAAGCCCAGCACAGAGCTCGAGGCTCAAGCGCATGGCGAGGCGCTCTGGACATCGAGATCAGCATCGTGCCAGGCAAAGAAGGCGTGCCCATGCAGATCGTGCAGCGCAAGTCCAAAGACGCAGAACTGGCCGAGACCATCCACGTTGAGCTGCAACAAGTGGCCATCCCAGGCTGGCGCGATGAAGACGACCAGCAAGTGACCAGCGCTGTGATTGTCCAAGCCCAAGCACCAACTGTGACCAAGAAAGACAGCAAGATCGACAGCCACAGAAAGACTTTTGAGAACGCTTGGTGGTCGTCAGGAGCCGAAGAACGCAATGGTTTGCCTTACCTCAGCCGGTCGGCCATGATGGAATACTTGGTGCAGAAAATGAACGTAAGCGAGTCCTCAGCCAAGGTTTACATCAAGCCAAGCGCGACAGGAAAACCCATCGCTGACATGCTGGTGGCTGAAATAATCGAGTCCTTCGAGCATGGCTGGATCGTGATTGACGACACTCAAGCAAGTGTCATGATGATCAGAAAGTCAGAGCGCTGAATGACTTATCAACAGACTTATCCACAGTCTGAGAATGGTAACAACGGAACGGAACGGAAAAAAACGGAACGCAGTTCCCTTGGCAAAACAGCGCAAAACGGGAACGGAACGGAACACACACCTTTAGGTGTGTTCCCAGTTCCCTTGCGATGCGGATCAATTCCATGACGTATTAGTAAAAACCCTTAGTTAAAAGTTATCCACAGGCAGATCAAGAAAATGACCAAACAAAGAGAAACCCCAAACTTCGCAACATGGAAACATGACACGCTGGCCAAGTTTGCAACCGAGGTCTACATCCGACTTCAAGATGAGCAGGCCGCAAACGAGCAACTTAGGATGGATTTAAAAGATGCCATGAAACTAGCGCGAATCGAAAACATGAAGGACAATACACAATGACCACAAATCAACACGATTTAATGATCTGGTTTTCTGGTGCTGTAATTGGTGCAACCCATGAATGGTGGTTGCTGGCGCTTCTTACAGTTTGGATTTATTTGGCAAGGAAAGAATCATGACCACAAAAAACCAAAAAACAAAAACTCCAACTAAGCGAACTAAGCCAGGCAGTGAAGACCGAGCTGTGATCAGCCAGATGGTGCTCGATGGAATGCGAGGCGGACTGAGCGCCTTCAAAGCATGTCAAGCAGCTGGTGTTCCTCAAAGCACTTTCTCGCGCTGGGTGGATGATGATGCTATCCTTGCGGAGAATTACGCGCGCGCGAGGGAAGACCTGATCGAACGCATGGCCACAGAGATCATGGAGATCAGCGATCAAGACGTTGGCGTGGCCGTTGATGGCAAAAAAGACTGGGCGGCAGTGCAAAAGCACAGACTGCAAGTTGACACACGAAAATGGCTATTGTCCAAGCTGGCCCCAAAGAAGTTTGGCGACAAACTAGAAGTTTCTGGTGATCCAGACAATCCCCTGGTGCAAAGAATTGAGCGCGTGGTCGTCAAGGCATGACAGTTCTACAGCTTCCAACCCCTGAATGGGCATTGCCCTTGCTAGAGCCAAGCCGATACAAAGGCGCTTGGGGTGGCCGAGGCTCTGGCAAGTCTCACATGTTTGCCGAGCTGATGATCGAGGCCCACATCATGGACCAGAAGCGCAGAAGCGTCTGCGTGCGTGAAATCCAGAAGTCCCTCAACCAGTCCGTCAAGCGCCTGCTCGAAACTAAGATTGAGCAAATGAACGCTGGCGCATACTTCGAGGTGCAAGAAGCCGTGATCAAGTCCAAGAAGGGCGATGGCATGATCATCTTCCAAGGCATGCAAAACCACACAGCCGACTCGATAAAGTCGCTCGAAGGTTACGACTGCGCTTGGGTGGAGGAGGCTCAAAGCCTGAGCCAGACCAGTCTCGACCTGCTGCGACCAACCATCCGCAAGCCAGACTCCGAGCTGTGGTTTACATGGAATCCGCGCCAGCAGAACGACCCTGTCGACTTCCTGCTGCGCGGTCCGACACCACCAAAGGACGCGCAAGTCCTGAAGGTCAACTTCACCGACAACCCTTGGTTTCCACAAGTCCTGCGCGACGAAATGGAGTATGACAAGAGGCGCGACCCCGACAAGTATCAGCATGTCTGGATGGGAAGCTACCTCACAAACAGCAACACCAGGGTGTTCAAGAACTGGCGCGTTGAGGACTTCGAGGCACCACCAGACGCAATCCACCGGCTCGGTGCAGACTGGGGCTTTGCAGTCGACCCGACCACGCTGGTGCGATGCCACATCATTGGCCGCACGCTCTACATCGACTACGAGGCCTACATGGTCGGCTGCGAGATCGTCAACACACCTGAGCTGTTCATGCAGGTGCCCGAGGCCGAGAAGTGGCCAATCGTGGCCGATTCAGCCAGGCCAGAGACGATCAGCCACATGAAAAAGAATGGCTTTCCCAAGATCATGACAGCGGTCAAGGGTCCGAAGTCGGTCGAGGAAGGCATCGAGTTCCTGAAGAACTACGACATCGTCGTGCACCCTCGATGCATCCACACCATTGACGAGCTGACGCTGTACAGTTACAAGCAAGACCCATTGACTGGCAAAATCTTGCCGGTGCTCGAAGATAAGAAAAACCACGTGATCGATGCCCTGCGTTATGCCTGCGAAGGTGTGAGACGATCGGCCATCACGAAGCCTGCAACATTCACTCCATTGCCAAATGTAAAGAAATGGTGAGAAAATCACACAAAATGAGGATATAACATGGCCCGACTCTCAAACGATCAACGCCTTGCGAACCTGCACGACGAAGCCCTTGCGCAATTCGATGATGTGCAAAGCGCACTGCGCGACGAGCGCTTGCAATGCCTGCAAGACAGACGCTTCTACTCCCTAGCAGGCAGCCAGTGGGAAGGCCCACTCTGGGACCAGTACGAGAACAAACCCAAGTTCGAGGTCAACAAGATCATGCTGGCCGTGATCCGAGTGGTCAACGAATACCGAAACAACCGCATCACCGTTGACTTCGTCTCCAAAGATGGCTCTGAAAACGACAAACTGGCCGAGGTCTGCGATGGCCTGTACCGATCAGACGAGCAGGCATCCGTGGCCGATGAAGCCTACGACAACGCATTCGAGGAAGCGGTCGGTGGTGGCATCGGTGCCTGGCGCTTGCGCACCGTCTACGAAAACGAGGAAGACCCAGAGGACGACCGCCAGCGCATTCGCATTGAGCCGATCTTCGACGCTGACAGCTCGGTGTTTTTTGACTTGCAAGCCAAACGTCAAGATAAGGCAGATGCAAGATTCTGTTTTGTCGTCACATCGATGACTCAGCAGGCCTACAAAGATACATGGGGTGATGACCCAGCAAGCTGGCCAAAGATCATCCACCAGTACGAGTTCGACTGGTGCACACCCGATGTGGTCTATGTTGCCGAGTACTACAAGGTCGAAGAAAAGACCGAGACCATCCGCATTTTTCAAACCATTACAGGTGAGGAAGAACGCTACACCAAAGCTGACTTTGACAATGCGAAATGCTAGAAGAAACTCTTGCAGCCGTTGGTACAGTCGAAGTGCGCCAGCGCAAGATCAAGACCAAGCGAGTGCGCAAGTACATCATGTCGGGCGGCAAAATTCTCGAAGACGCAGGCTACATTGCAGGCAAGTGCATCCCAATCGTGGTCGTCTACGGCAAACGCTGGTTTGTCGACAACGTCGAGCGATGCATGGGCCATGTGCGTCTGGCCAAAGATGCCCAGCGACTCAAGAACATGCAGCTGTCCAAGCTGGGCGAGATCAGTGCCTTGTCCTCAGTCGAGAAGCCAATCCTTACGCCTGAGCAGGTCGCTGGCCACCAAGTCATGTGGGCCGAGGACAACCTCAAAGATTATCCGTACCTGCTGATCAACCCGATCACAGACCAGAACGGCAACCAGGCAGTGTCTGGCCCTGTGGCCTACACCAGATCGGCAGCAATCCCACCGGCAATGGCCGCACTCTTGCAGATCACTGAAACCGACATGCAGGACATCTTGGGCAACCCAGCAGGTGCAGACAAGATGGTCAGCAACATCTCAGGCAAGGCCGTTGAGATGATTCAGGCCCGAGTCGATGGCCAAGCCTTCATCTACATGAGCAACTTTGCCAAGGGCATGAAGCGATGCGGTGAAATCTGGTTGTCGATGGCCAAGGATATCTATACCGAAGACAAGCGCAAGATGAAGACCATTGCGCCAACTGGTGAAGCTGGCATTGTGGAACTGATGAAACCAAGCATTGATCAGGAAACTGGTGCAGTGGTCATGGAAAACGATCTTGGTAGTGCCACATTCGATGTGATCGCTGATGTTGGACCATCAAGCAGCACAAAGCGCCAAGCAACTGTTCGCGCCTTAACCGGCATGCTCCAGATCACTCAAGACCCAGAGACAGCTCAGGTGCTGACCGCAATGGCCATGATGAACATGGAAGGCGAAGGCGTGGGCGATGCCAATGCCTACTTCCGCAAGAAGCTCCTGCGCATGGGCGTGGTCAAGCCAACCGACATGGAAGCCGAAGAACTCATGGCCGAAATGCAGGGCAAGCCTCAAGACCCGAATGCTATGTACCTGCAAGCCGCAGCCGAGGAAGCAACTGCCAAGGCAGCCAAAGCCAGAGCCGATACCGTCGAAACCGTGGCCAGCGCAGAGCTCAAACGCGCTCAAACGCTGGAGACTTTGGGTAAGGTCGACGAGACCGCACAGAACATGGCGCTCACAAATGCAGAGGCAGTGCAAGAAATTTTGCAAGGCCAGATCATTCAACCAGTTGTAAGATGAATGAAAAAGCGCGAGAATGTGATAAACGGCATCCACCCAGCCGTTCTTAATGGGTGAGTTTGATGGGGTCAGAAGATGAACACAAAGGCAGTATCAGGAGAAGAAAACCAAGACGATGACACCATTGTTGTTGAGGACGAAGGCCAAAGCACTGAGCAAACCACCGATGAGCACAAATCCATCGATGACCAGGGCGATGACCAGAGCACCGAAGATGGCGAAGGCGACAGCGACGAGGTGATCGTATCCATTGGTGAGGAAGCGCCACCTCCCGAAGAACAGACTCATGCGCCTGAATGGGTACGCGAGCTGCGTAAGACGAACAGAGAATTGCAACGGCAAAACCGTGAACTGCAGGGCAAGCTGCAAAGCACCGCACAGACTGAGACCAAGCCGGTCGTGTTGGGCAAGAAGCCAAGCCTTGAAGATTACGACTATGACGCTGACAAATTCGAGGAAGCACTGGCCACTTGGTTTGATCGCAAGCGACAAGCCGATGAAGCTCAAGCCAAGCAAGAAGCTGAAGTTATGAATCAGCAAAAAGCATGGCAAGCCAAACTGGATGGCTACGGCAAGGCGAAAGCCGAGCTGAGAGTCAAAGATTTTGAAGACGCTGAGGCCGTGGCCCAAGAGTTGTTCAACATCACCCAGCAAGGCGTGGTGCTCCAAGGTGCAGATAATCCTGCGCTCGTCATCTACGCACTCGGCAAGAATCCAAAGAAGGCCAAAGAGCTGTCCGACATTAAAGACCCCGTAAAGTTTGCCTTTGCGGTAGCGAAACTGGAGAAAGAATTGAAAGTTACCAACCGTAAGGCAGCCCCACCACCCGAGAGAATCGTGTCAGGAACTGGCCGAGTATCTGGGGCGGTGGACTCAACCCTTGAACGGCTGAGAGAAGAAGCGGCTCGCACTGGCAACATGACGAAAGTCATCCAGTACAAGCAGCAGAAGCGATCAGCTTCCAAATGACAGTTTTTTAATTTAGGAGCCCATCATGGCCAATAGCTTTTCCAAAGAAGAACGCGTAGCGTTTGAAGACATCCTCGAAGGTTTCCAGGACTTGCTGGTTCTGTCACGTCACGTCTCGGTCTACAACACAGACCAGACCGAAATGGCACGTACCAACAACGTGATCTGGCGTCCAATGCCTTACATGGCGCAATCCATCAACAGCACTCCTGGCACGACCATCGCTGGTTCTTACCAGAACATGACTCAGTTGTCTGTGCCCTCCACCATTGGCTTCAGCAAGACTGTGCCTTGGACCATGACAACTCTTGACTTGCGTGACGCATTGCAAGAAGGTCGTCTGGGTGAGTCAGCCAAGCAAAAACTCGCATCCGACATCAACGTGGCGATCATGAACACCGCAGCTGCTCAAGGCACTTTGGTTGTTCCAGTCTCTACTGCTGCCGGTGACTATGATGACGTGGCCTTGTGCGACAGCATCATGAACGAGCAAGGCGTTCCTGACTATGAGCGCTTCTTGGGCTTGTCCAGCCGCGACTACAACGGTCTGGCTGGTAACTTGTCACAAGCAAGCCGTTCATTCGGTAACGCTAAGTCTGATCGTGCATACGAGCGCAGCTTCGTCGGCATGGTCGCAGGCTTCGACACTTACAAGTTCGACTACGCAAACCGCATTGCTGCTGCTGCTGGTGGTACAACTACCATCGACACACAGAACTCTGCAAACAACTACCTCGTTCCACAGGCTACTTCCACATCCGTGGGCGGCCAGATCAACGTTGACAACCGCTACCAGACCGTCACAGTGTCCAACACTGTTGGCGTGGCTGTTGGCGATGCCTTCACGATCGATGGCGTGGTTGCAGTGCATCACATCACCAAGCAGTCCACTGGTCAGTTGAAGACATTCCGTGTCATCAGCATCACCAACGGCACACAAATGGTGATCAGCCCTGGCATCATCTCCAACCAAGTTGCAAGCGATGCATCTGCACAATACAAAAACTGTATCGTGACTCCTTCTGCATCTGCCAACATCAACTGGCTCAACACTGCTGCCTCGAACATCAACGTGTTCTGGCAACGTGATGCCTTGGAAATCTTGCCTGGCCGCTACGCAGTCCCATCCGATGCTGGCACCGCAGTGATGCGTGCTACCACCGATCAGGGCGTGGAGCTGGTGATGCAGAAGTTCTACGACATCGACAGCATGACAATCAAGTATCGCTTGGACACCCTCTTCGGTGTGGTCAACAAGCAGCCTGAAATGTCCGGCATCTTGTTGTTCAATCAGACCTAAACTCTGAAATGATCGGGGGGCTTCGGCCCCCCTTTCTCATAAAGGAAATTACCATGCCATTGACAAAAGGTTACTCAAGCAAATCCATCGGCAAGAATATCAAGGCCGAGAAAAAAGCAGGCAAGCCTATGAAGCAGGCTGTGGCCATCGCTTTGAATGTGGCCACCAAAGCAGCCAAGGCCGCAGGCAAGCCAAGCAAAGCGCCCAAGAAAGCCATGAAATGAAACAAGGCCTCTACGCTAACATTCACGCCAAGCGCGAGAGAATTGCAGCGCAGAAGGCCGCAGGGAAAACCCCTGAGCGCATGCGCAAGCCTGGCACAAAGGGTGCACCAACCAAGGCGGCTTTTGTGGCATCTGCCAAGACAGCCAAGCCAATGAAAGCAAAAAAATGAGCGTATCGTTACCCACAATGTTGTATAAAAGCCCAGGCATCTATAAGAAGCCAGGCGGTGGCACGTACACCTACATCAGCGTCCAGACGCAGGAAGAATTCGACGAAAAGATCGATGCTGGATGGTTTGAATCATCTGCTGAGGCTATTGAAGCCGCAGGCGAAAACGCCACACCAGCAGGCAAACCAAAGCCAAAATGGGCAATGAAACCAGTCAAGAGAAAAAAACCAGCCAAGCCATTGGACTGGCGTGATCAAATCAAAACAGCGCCAGCTCCTGAGCCTGAACCTGAGCCTGAGTTGATCAGCGAAGATGCACCACCAACACGCGAGGAACTTGAGGCCAAGGCCACAGAACTCGGAATTCGTTTTGATGGTCGCACAAAAGACAAAAAACTGGGACAATTGATCCAAGACAGACTATCGGAAACAACAGGAGAATGACATGGGATGGACAAAGCGCCAATTCGTCACACAGGCCTTCGAGGAAATTGGCCTAGCCTCCTACGTCTTTGATCTGACACCAGAACAGTTGCAGTCTGCCCTGCGCAGACTGGACACCATGATCGCAGCATGGAACGCACTCGGCATTCGCTTGGGCTATCCACTGCCATCCAGCCCCCAAGACAGCGATCTCGATGAGCAGACCAACGTGCCTGACTCATCCAATGAGGCCATCTACACCAACTTGGCAATTAAACTGGCACCAAGTTATGGTAAGCAGGTCATGCCAGATACCAAGGCCACGGCCAAGGAGTCCTACAACACCCTGCTCTCGCGTGCGGCCATGCCAATGGAGCAACAAATGCCTGGCACGATGCCAAGCGGTGCAGGCAACAAGCCTTGGCGCGTCTACGACGACCCATTCTTGCAGCGCCCCTACGATCCAGTCTTGGCCGGTCAAGACGGACCACTCGAATACAACTGAGGAACCAACATGCCACAAATCAATCAACTCTCAAGCATCAGCCAAGTCTCTGGTGCAAATCAGATTCCGGTCTACGACCAGAACAATGGCGATGCTCGAAAGATGTCGGTCAGCGCATTGCTGCAATACTTCCAAGCTACATTTGCGGCCCCAACCGTGGCCACCAACCTGTTCACACCAGGCACTGGCTTCAACGTGGCAGTGCCAACGCCAGTCAGCGAACAGCAGTGGATGATCATCCAGCCTGCTGGCACACTGGCCAGCGGCACAATCACCCTGCCATTGAACACCGGAACGCCTGATGGCACTGAGGTGTTAGTGACAACCACTCAGCAGATCACAGCCTTTACGCTGGCGCTCAATGGCGCAGCCAATGCTTATGGTGCACCCAGCACACTGGCAGCGCAGGACTTCTTCCGCATGCGCTTCTATCAGGCCACAAACAGCTGGTATCGCATTGCATAATCATGGCCACTAAAGACTCAAGACTCGCTCGCGTTGGTGTGGAAGGCTACAACAAGCCAAAGCGCACACCATCGCATCCCACCAAAAGCCACGTTGTCGTGGCCAAGGCTGGTGACCAAGTGAAGACAATTCGCTTCGGTCAGCAGGGCGTGTCTGGGTCTCCAAAGAAGGAAGGCGAGTCAAAGGCAGACAAAACTCGTCGAGAATCATTCAAGGCTAGGCACGCTGAGAACATTGCCAAGGGCAAGATGAGTGCAGCGTACTGGGCCAACAAGGTCAAGTGGTAAGCCATGCAAATTCCAATCCTAAACGGCATCTACGCTGACAACACACCAGAGTTGCGCACAGCCTATCCTGTCAACATGGTGCCGGTGCCAAAGAAGTCTGGCATCAGCAACGGATTCCTGCGACCAGGCGATGGCATTGTGGCCAATGGCACAGGCCCAGGCACTGACCGTGGCGGCATCAACTGGAATGGAGTCTGCTACCGAGTCATGGGCACCAAGCTGGTTTCCGTGTCAAGCACTGGAGCTGTAACTGTTCTAGGAGATGTTGGTGGTCCAACAACTGAGCTGGTGACATTTGACTACAGTTTTGATTTACTGGCTGTTGCATCTGGTGGCCGACTGTATTTTTGGAATCCAGCAACCAGCACCCTCGCTCAGAACACCGATCCAGACCTTGGTGTAGTGCTTGACTTCTGCTGGGTGGATGGATACTTCATGACCACAGATGGTCAATACTTGATCGTCACAGAACTATCAGACCCACTTGTTGTCAATCCGCTGAAATATGGAAGCTCAGAAGCTGATCCTGATCCTGTGGTTGCACTGCTAAAACTTCGCAATGAGGTTTATGCTCTTAATAGCAACACCATTGAGGTTTTTGATAACGTTGGTGGCGAACTATTCCCATTCGCACGCATTGATGGGGCACAGATTCAAAAGGGCGTGCTTGGCACGTTTGCCTGCTGCGTCTATCTGGAGCGCATTGCGTTCATGGGTGGTGGCCGCAATGAAGCGCCATCGATCTACATTGGCGCGGCAGCTACTACACAAAAACTCAGCACGCAAGAGATCGACAACTTGCTCTTGCAATATACAGAAGCACAGTTGGCCACATCTAAACTGGAAGCACGCAACGACAAAAACCACCAGCATCTATACGTGCATCTTCCAGATCGCACTATCGTCTATGACGCATCAGCATCTGAGGCATTGGGCGAGCCTGTCTGGTTTACGCTCACAACCAGCGTGGCAGGCTTTGAGCAGTACCGAGCACGCAACATGGTCTGGGCATATGACAAGTGGCTGGTGGGTGATCCTCAGTCAAGTTCCATTGGCTATCTAGTACAAAACACTGGCCATCACTGGGGTCAGCAAGTGCGCTGGGAATTTGGCACACTCATTGTCTACAACGAAAGCAATGGCGCGATATTCAACGAGATGGAGCTGGTCAGTTTGACCGGAAGCGTTGAATTAGGAACAAATCCACAGATCAGCACAAGCTACTCTGTAGATGGGAAATCTTGGAGCCAAGATCGTTACATCACTGTTGGAACTACAGGAAGCAACAAGCGCCTGGCATGGTTTCAACAAGGCCACATGCGCAACTGGCGCATCCAGCGCTTTCGTGGCGACAGCGATGCTCACATATCATTCATCCGACTTGAAGCCCAGATCGAGGCATTGGCATACTGATGGCCACCGCACCTATATCAAAAAGACTAAACCTGACGCGAGATCAGCTCGCGCAGTTTTTGACTGATCAGCAACAGATCAGGCAGTTTGAACTGTTGTTTTCTACTGTAGATGAACTTCAAAACATTGCAGATATAGATTTTCTTTATCAGGCAGATAATGCAGCCGCGACAGCAAACGAGGCACTAGCTCAACTTAGTGCACTCGCACAAGATACAGCAGTCGAGGATGCTGTACTAAATGCCAAAGTGCAACAGGCACTGGATGCCATTCCACGATTGGCCCAAGCGCTTGAACTGCTGGCCGCTGCACCTGTCATCGAAAACAACAATTCGGTGGTGACCGATTACATCGACTTCAACACCACCACACCATCGCCAGCCGTGAAGGTTGGCAGGATGCATTGGAATGGTGGCTACACGCTAAACCTTGAAATGACACCAAACGTCAATCAAGCAATTGGCGAGTCGCAGTACTACTACATCAAAGCCTCAGCAGCCATTGCCAAGGGCCAACTGGTGATGTTTGATGGATCGGTAGGTGCTTCTGGCGTGCTCAAGGGAAAGCCATCGACTGGCTTGACAAATGGTCAGCTCATTATGGGTGTGGCCGCAGAAGCGATTGCTCTGAATGGTTTTGGTCTTGTCTCCAGCTTTGGCTTGGTGCGAGGATTTAACACCACAGGCACACCTTATGGTGAGGTCTGGGCAGACGGTGACATCCTGTACTACAACCCATCATTTGCTGGTGGATTGACAAAGAATTTGCCAACAGCTCCAACACCTCATGTGGTTGTTGCCGCTGTTGTCAATGCGGCCACAGCAGGGTCTGGTTCTATTTTTGTCAGAGTTCAGGCCGAACCATTGGTCAGCCAGCTTTCTGATGTTTACGCACCGACACCGACAAATGGGGATGTCCTCGTTTACGATGGAGTCCAACTACGTTGGGAGAACGGCCCAGTGCCAGCTTCAAGCCTTCCAGCTTCTGTTAAATCTAACTTGGTGCTCACATGGCTTTCGATGTAATCACACCCACAAAACTTGGACAAGCGGCCATCACGACAGGCGTGACCACGCTGTACACCGTACCGGCCAGCACACGCACGCTTGTGAAAGAATTCAGCATTGCCAACACCACAGCAGCGGCCATCAATGTGCGCGTGTTTTTCGTGCCATCCGCAGGCTCGGCAGGCACAGGCAATGCATTCCTATACGATGTTCCAGTACCAGGCAACAACGCCTTGCAATACAACGGTGTCGAGGTGCTGAACGCAGGTGACACAATCCAAATTCAGGCAGCATCTGCTGGCCTAACCATCATCGCCAGCGGTGGCGAAGCCACATAAGGAGAATGAAATGACCGTATCAATCAAGGTGCTGATTCCACCAAAACAGGCCGAATCCACACAGACAACGCAGTACACAGCGACTAACTGCAAAGCGATCATTGACAAGTTCACGATCACCAACACCAACACGACCAATGTGACCATCAGTGTCAACTTGGTGACAAGTGGTGGCACAGCTGGTGCGTCTAACTTGATCATGGACACACGCGCCATTGCACCCGATGAGACATACACCTGCCCAGAGTTGGTTGGCCAAGCGCTGGAATCAGGCAGTTTCATCTCAACTATTGCCAGCGCAGCAACATCGCTGACCATCCGCGCATCTGGCCGCGAAATCACTTAAGGAGAACAGCATGAAAGAATTTATGGTTATCCCCAAGGGCTTCTCTGGCCTACCAATGGAGGAAGAATTCATCAGCACAGCCGAGAACAAAAAGAACACCCAAGTGGTGATCGATGACTGGATGCTCGGTCCTGAGAATCCAAGCAATGAGCCAACGGCCAACAAGACATACTGGATGGCGCTTGGAAAGGCCATGCAAGTGGACGAAAAAGAGGCTCGTCGTCGTCGCTGCTCGAACTGCGAGTACTACGACAACAGCACCATGACACAGGCAAAAATGGAACGTATCCCTCGCAATGAGTGGGATACCGATGCTGGTTTCCGTGGTTACTGCAACAAATTCGACTTCATCTGCCACGATCTGCGCTCATGCCAGGCATGGGAAGAACGTGAATTTGAAATGGAATATTGACCAAATGCCAAAATGTGGGAAAATAAAGGCGCTGAGTCTATCGGGCCACCAGCAGCTCACCCTGAACAGGAGTTGCGCATGACTGGTATCGATTGGCTCAAAGAGAACCTGCAAAGGGTTCTTCTGCTGCCTGCGCCAGTCGTGGAATGGCTCGTCATGGTTTACGATGCCATTCAGGTGTTTGACGATGTTGCCGATGGCGACACAGTTGAGCGCAAAGACCTGAATGCGACCATCTGGAACACTCTGGTGGGAATGCACCAGAATCAATTTTTTATTACAAACAGCCACCATCTTGTGCCATTACTTGCGGCAATGATCTTGAAGTGGCAAGCCTCAGACCAAGCAGAACGTGCCGGTGAAGCCGATGCCAGATCATTTGTCTGGCGTGCAGGCTACTATGACCTAATTCTGATGGCCGTATCGCTCACGCATGGCCCAGGATTTGCCACGAAGAATGCTCACTTGGTCATGGAGTTATATGGCGAGAAATTTGAAGACTACATGAAGGAGTTCGGCAATGCCTGATCCAATAACAGCCCTAGTCGTTGGTGGAAGCCAACTCATCGGAAGCTCAATGCAGGCCAGCGCTGCTGGCGATGCAGCAGCCATTCAATCTGGCGCAGCACAAGCAGGCATTGAAGAACAACGCAGGCAATTCGATGCCATGCGTGAATTGCTTAAACCTTACACTGAGGCAGGGCAGCCAGCACTCGAAGCACAGCAAGCATTCCTTGGCCTCAAAGGGCCAGAGGCAGAACGTGCAGCAATTGAGCGCATCAGCGGTGGCGAGACATTCCAAGCACTTGCCAATCAAGGCGAGGAAGCATTGCTCCAGCGTGCATCGGCCACTGGTGGTCTGCGTGGTGGAAACATCCAAGGCGCACTGGCTCAGTTCCGACCACAGCTTTTATCAAGCCTCATCGAGCAACAATATGGTCGCTTGGGCGGCATGACGCAATTGGGTCAGCGATCTGCTGCTGGTGTTGGCGCTGCTGGTATGGAATCAGGCACCAATGTGGCCAACTTGCTATCTCAGCAAGGTGCGGCTCTGGCTGGTGGCGAACTTGGCCAAGCCAAGGCTTATGGCCAACTCTTCAATCTTCCTGCACAAATGCTGGGCTTCCAGTATGGTGCAGGTGGCAAAGCTGGCTTGGGCTTCGGGTTCTAAAAGGAAAATAATATGGCAGGCATTAACCCATTCCAAGCACCAATCAACTACGCAGTCGAGGTGCAAAGCCCATTTGAGGCAGCACTCGGTGGCTTCAAACTTGGCGCAGCTGGTGCAGAAGCACAGGCAAAAGCACAAGCACTTGAGCAAGCAAAAGCAGCACAAACAGAACTCACAACTCTGTTCAACAATCCAAATGCAACAGCAACAGACTTTGCTCGCGTTTCTGCCATGCTTCCAAAAGATCAGGCAGAAAGCGTGCGCAAATCGTTTGACATGATGTCAGCATCTCAACAACAAAATAGACTGGCTCAGTCTGGCCAAGTTTATGCGGCTATGAAGTCTGGCCAAACTGACATTGCAAAAAACCTACTCAAAGAGCAGGCAGACGCATTCCGCAATTCAGGTCGTGAGCAAGAAGCCAAGGCAACAGAAACCTATCTGCAACTGATCGACATGAATCCAACTGGTGCACAAACGACCATTGGATTGATGATGGCGACATTGCCTGGTGGAAAAGAATTGCTTGAAAATGTCGACAAGACATTGTCAACAAGCAGGGCAGAAGCAAAGCAACCATATGAAATGATCAAACTCACCAATGAGGCGATCATTAAAGAACAAGAAGCCAAGTTTGCTCCTGAGAAATTATTGACTGACCTCAACCTGACAAAAGAACAGATTGAGCAAGCCAAAGCAGCTCGTCGTGCATCTGATGCTGCGGCTAAAAAATCTGGTGCAGACGCTGCGCGTGCAGAGGCTGAGGCCAAACAAATGAGCGCTGGAATTATTCCTATTGATAAGCGACCAGAGTTGGAAACAAAATTCCGCAAGGAATACAACGACCAGACCAAGCCATATCAGGAAGTCAAGTCGGCCTATGGTCGCGTGCTCTCATCTGAGGACAGCGCAGTTGGCGATCTGTCGCTGATCTTTGGCTACATGAAAATGTTGGACCCAGGCTCTGTGGTGCGCGAGGGCGAATTTGCCACAGCGCAGAATGCAGCTGGTGTGCCAGAGCGCATCACGAACATTTACAACAAGGTGGCAACTGGCCAGCGTCTCAGCCCATCACAGCGCGAATCATTCAAAGGTCAGGCAAAAGGCCTGTACAACAGCGCACTGGAAGGCGAGAAAACAGTCCGCACAGGACTTGAGCGCATCTCCAAGGGTTACGGCCTCAACACAGAAAACATTTTCTACTCGGCCACAGAACAAGCGCCAGTTGGTGCACCACCTGCACCGGCAGCAAATAGCGTCAAAGTTGGTGGTCAAACTTACACTCGTCCTGCAAACTTCTCTGACGCTCAGTGGGCGGCATACAAGCAATCCGTGGGGGCTAAATGAGTCCAGAAGAATGGTTGGCATCACAGACTAAGCAGGCTGCACCAGCAGCTCCTGCGCCTGCACCTACGGCCACAGCACCAGCTGCGGCTCCAATGTCTCCTGAGCAATGGGCGGCATCACAGCCAAAGCCAATGGGATTCTTGGAAAGCATTGCCGAGTCGGTCACTGGCCGCGCACGCGCAACGCCTGAGACTCAAGCACTGCCAGAATGGACAAGCATGCCTGAACTCAATCAAATGAGCGTGGCATCGTTTAAAACAGCTCTAGGCACACTCCTGAGCAATCCCAAGGAAACGGTGCAGATTCTGCAATCCAACTTCCCTGGTGTTCAGGTTCGCCAAGACGCTAAGGGAAACTACTTACTGCGCTCGTCGGTTGATCAAAAAGAATATGCAATCCCACCAGGCTTCACGATGGGTGATATCCCTCGCGCAGTCGGTGGCATTGCGGCCTTCACACCAGCAGGCCGAGCCGCAACCATCCCTGGTGCAGTCGTGGCCGGTGGCGCAACTCAAGCGGCCATCGAAGCAACTCAAGCAGGCACTGGTGGCAAGTTCGACACTGGAGAGGTTCTTATGGCTGGCGCTACAGGCCCAGCAGGACAGATCATTCAGCGCGTGGCACCTCCGGTAGTCCAAGCTGTCAAAAAGGGCGTACAGCGCGTCACAGGCAAAGCGCCAGCACCTGCTCCAGCGGCAGGAGCACCAGGCGCTCCAATGGGAACAGCGATGGCTCCAGAAGCACCTCCAGCAGCACCAGTGGCCGCAGCAATGCCAGAGGCAGCACCAACCGTTCCAGAAGTCCCAGTCACACCAGCTGCACCAGCAGTGGCTCCATTGGTGACAGAGATTACTGAGGAAGAAGTTGGCAATCTGGTCAAGAAGGCATCCGGCACAGGTTTCGGCTCGGCTGGCGCACGCGACCGGCTGGCCGATCTTGCTCAGGTCAATGTCGCAGCCAAAGAAGCAGCCGATCGGCTTGGCATTCAACTGCCTGCCGATGTGTTCAGCGACAACCCACAAGTCCGCGCAGCCGCAGGCCTAACAAGATCAGCCGCAGGCACTGAGGCAGAGGCAGCATGGCGCAACACCGTCACGCAAGCCGTGGACAAGGCCGACGATGTGATCAAACAATTCGATGCCACATTTGTCGAAGGTGCAGTCGCACCAGGCGTGGTATCGCAAAAGATCAAGGACTCATTGACCAAGACTCGTTCAGACCTCAATGCGCAGGCAGGCAAGGTCTACAACGCAGTCGATGAAGTGGTGCCAAAGACATCGGTGGTTGACCTGCCAAAGCTCAAAGAAACCCTTGACACCGTCAAGGCCGAGGTGGGCGAAAAAGGCATGTCGGCAGCCGAGCGCAATCTGGCCAAGATGATCGAGGAAGGCAACATTACGTATGGCCGACTCAAGCGCGAGAAAACACTGATCGGAAACGCCATCAACAAGATGGAGTCTCCATATGGAAGCATGGCCGAGGCAGACCTCAAGCGTCTGTATGCGGCACTGGCTGACGATCAACTGACAAACGTTGGAAACATTGGTGGTGAGGAACTGCGCCAGCAACTGCGTGCGGCCAATCTGCTGTATGCAAAAGAGCGTGCCTTGGGCAAGCGCATCGTGAATGCGTTCGGCCAAGACATCGAGGGCAGCGTGGCCAACAAGATGCGCACAGCCATCACTGGCGCGGCAAAGGGCGATGCTGGCGAGTTCAATCGCTTGCTCAAGACCGTTCCAGAAGACTTGCGCAAAGAGACACTGGCCACCGCACTGGCATCCGTCACACGCTCGGCCAGAGGCGCTGAAAAGGGTGGATTCGGATTCTCCGAGTTTGCCGACCTCTATCCCAAGCTGCGTGCCAACCCACCAGTCTACAAAACCATCGTCGACACACTTGGCAAAGACTCGGCAGACGTATTGCGCGACCTGTTCGAGGTCTCCAAGCGCGTTACAGAGGCCAGAGCCAATGTCCTGACCACCGGAAAGGCAAACCAAGCATTGCTGCAAGGCATGCAGGCAGAAAGCCTGATCGGTAAGGTCATGGAGAGCACGTTGTCCAAGGGCGCATTGACTGGTGCAGCGGCAATGGGTGGTCCTATTGCAGCCGCAGCCACATCAATAATCACTGGAGCCATGACCCAAGGCAACAAGGATTCACTCAAAGCAGCAGGAAAACTGTTCGCTGATGAGAACTTTCAGAAACTTGCCATCGAAGCTGCGACTAAGGGAACACCAAGCGCAGCTAGTATTCGTCGCACAGCCATGTCACAATCCTTCCAGAAATTCGCAGACGCAGCTAAACTGCCAAAAGCGTTGGATGCAAGGATTCAGTGGTTGCAGACAGCAACCCAGACCGAGCGCCAATTTGACCAGGAGAACCAATAAATGACCGCACTCAGCATTCAGCCAACCTTCCCGATCTTCACAGACATCGATGGCCAGCCTCTTGAGAATGGCTACATCTGGATTGGAACAAAAAACCTCAATCCACAGACCAACCCGATCAATGTGTATTGGGATGCTGCACTGACAATTCAGGCCACACAGCCAATCCGAACACTGGCAGGATACCCTTCCAACAGCGGAACACCTGCACGCCTGTATGTCAACAGCGACTACAGCATCCGAGTGCAGAATCGCAATGGTAGTTTGGTGTATAGCGCACCAGCTGCGACTGAGCGTTATGGAAATATCATCAATGCTCAAGATGTGGTTTATGACCCTCCATTTACTGGTGCGGTGCAGACTAATGTCGAAGCAAAATTAGCTCAGACATTGAGCGTTTTAGACTTTGGCGCTGACAACACTGGTGCTACCAATACAACAACAGCGATTCAAGCAGCTATTGACGCAGCAGAAGACGCTGGTGGCGGCACTGTTTACTTCCCATCTGGTGAGTATTTGGTCACAGTTATTAACCTAAAAAACAATGTCAATCTTTTGGGCGCTGGCGAATCTTCACAGATTACAACCAGCTACGCTAAGGGTGGTGCAATTTTTGGCCAAACTGTTGAAAACATTGACATCTCTCATATTTTCATTCAAGGCAATAATTTAATTGACCCAGATGATCCACAAAATGGTGACACTGGTATTTATGTTGACGGTTGTACAAACGTAAAAGTCCATCATTGCAAAATTGATGGCGTGTTTGCATGGGGAATGATTAGCGTTGACAATTCTGATCTGATTGACTTCTCACACAACACAGTCACAAACATAGGAAACCAGTCAGCCATTGCTTGTGACAACGGTACAACAAACTTCATCATTGCAAACAACCTGATTCGCAGTGGTAAGTTGTATGGTGTGGAAGTGGAATCCAGCAATCTGACAAACCGTTGGGGTGTTATTACAGGCAACATTGTTGAGGATTGCGTTGCTGGTATTTCACTCAACTATCTTTGCGAAGATATTGTCATATCAAGCAATGTCCTTCGAAACAACAACAACATCAACACCATTTCAGGCGATTTTGGTTATGGCGTATACATCAACGGATCGACCGGTGCTGGCACGTTAATCCCTAAACGAATCATTATTGACAGCAACATCATTCATACGCATAAAAAATATGCTGTGTTGTTGTCTGGCAAGATGAATGAAGTTACTGTTTCCAATAACTACATCACAAAGGGTGGAACGGCAACAAATGCAAGATGTATTACAGCCGTAAATTCTGCAAAAACTTACCTTAATATTATTAACAATAATATTGATTGTTCAAATATTTCATCCGCAATCAATGTCAGCGAAGTTTTGCGATTGCGTATAGAAGGCAACACTGCACAAAACTTGTGGACAGAGATATTGGAAGTTGGTGGCAGCGTTACTAGCGCTCGTGTTGAAATGCCTCTGATTAATAATTTGGAAGCATCGGCAGTTACAGGCGGTGTCACTTTGAATGGTGCAGGTTCAAACTTCAACTATTCAAATGACTTCCCAGAGTACACAGTTATCACAGGAAGCACTGATTTTGAGTATTTGACCGCACAGCGTGAAATGCGAGTGGTTGGTATTTCTTGGTGTATCAATCCAACATCGATTGGTGGTGGCGCTTCTGATTATTGGGTTGTCAACATTAATGGAGTCGATGTGAATCCAACTTTGTTTGCAACAACTGCTAATCGAGACAACTGGTCGTTCACAACTTTGAACACTCTGTTGTCGGCAGGTGATGTAATTCGCGTCCTAATTAAAAACGGTCTTGGTACAACATTCAATCATTACCGTTATCGTTTGATCACTCTCTAAAAGGAAAAATCATGGCTCTCAAGAAAACAATTTCTCTCAAAAATAACTTTGGTCTCGAAAATACTTTTCAAGACGCATACATCAAAGTTAAATCAGTAAGCGGAACAAAAGAATCTGTTACTGCCTATGTGGACTATGCAAAAGACACGCAAGTGTTAGCCCAAAAAGGGTTTCAGTTTGTCCCAAATATGAATGGCCAAAACTTCATCAAACAAGCATACGAACACTTGAAAACTCTTGAAGAGTTTGTCGATGCAGTTGATTGCTAAGGAATCATCATGCTAAAAACAGTCTCATCGATCACAAATGCAATCGGTGCTCTAAATTACAAAGGCACATGGAACGCCAGCACCAACACGCCATCATTGGCATCTGGTGTTGGAGCCAAAGGTGACTACTATGTTGTTTCGGTTGCTGGAACAACAACGCTTGATGGCATAAGCAACTGGGGTGTAGGTGATTGGGCCACGTTCAATGGATCAGTTTGGCAGCGAGTCGAGGGCGGTGCTAACCTGAATGGTGTTGATCTATCAGTGTCAGGAGTTGCGACATTTGGTGGAGAGATGAGTTCACAGGTTATTGCATCAGGTTCTGTGAATATAAACACGACGACATACAGTCAAGTGGTTCAGATGAGTACATTAGAGCCAAACACGCTGTATCAATACTATGTGACGATTGCAGCCACTGATGCTTACCAAGCAATTGGATTTTTGAACTACTCGTCTAGTGCAAGTGTTCTTATCCCATTAAGCACTGGTGGAACTGCTTTCAGTGCAAACTCTGGTGTTGCTGATGTACGAATCAATGCTGGTTATCTTGAATACCAACAGAAAAGTGGTGGAACACAGTCCATGACTTTCTCAGTTCGAAGACTCTTCAAAGGACGTTGATCATGAATGAACAAGAAGCAAGATCACATCGCAATGACTTGTTGCGATACACAGACTGGACTCAGCTTGCTGACTCTCAAGTTGATCAACAGGCTTGGGCTGAATATCGCCAAAAATTGCGTGATGTAACAGCACAGACAGGATTTCCTAATGAAATCAACTGGCCTGAATCTCCATCTAACATTTAAGGAATTTAATCATGAGCACCAACTCACAAATTGCATTTACGCCTCTTGGTAAAACCGCTGTCGTGGCGGCAGCCGCATCTGCACCTGCTGGCGTTCAAGCGCCTGTTTACGCTAGGTTTGATCCACAGAATGCAGGCCAGTATCGATTTATCAACTCAGGAACAACAACCGTGTTTTTGGGAACTGGTGCAAGCGCATCAGAGGCTACAGCAAACGCAGTTGCTCCTATTGCCGGCACACCATCAGCAGCCATCGTTCTGGTGCCTGGTGCAGTTGAAATCTTGCGTTTCAGCCAAGACACATACTTCAGCGGCCTATCAAGCGCAGCGGCCACTGTGTACATCACGCCAGGCCAAGGCCTTTAATGTTGGGAGCTGACGCAATGGCAGTAGAAGGAAACGAGATCGACCTTGTCAAATATGGCGTGCTCTGGCAGAAAGTTCAGGACATGGACAAAAAGATGGATAAGGTCGAGCGCCAGCTCGAAGAACTGGTGGCGCTGGCCAACAAAGGTCGTGGAGGCCTTTGGTTTGGCATGACTGTGGTCTCAGGCGCTTCTGCCGTTGTCGGTTACTTCCTAAGTTATTGGAAGCATTGAAATATGGACTTGCGATTGCTTTAATGCTATCGCAAGCCTCATCAACTGAATATAGATGCGTCCGATGGGCATGGACCGGTGATGTTTTTAATCGCAAAGTAGTATGCCTTGAGTGGAAAAAGGTAGAGCGAAAATGATCGACCCAATTACAGCCCTAGCAGGACTACAAAGTGCAATCAGCGTAGTAAAAAAAGCCAGCAAGGTCGCAAATGATCTGGCTGGCTTGGCCCCATCTATTGCCAAGATGTTTGATGCCAAAAGCGTGGCCACTAAAGCCATGCTGGAGGCCAAACGCTCTGGCAACAAATCAAACTTAGGCACTGCGCTACAAATCGAGATGGCGCTTGATGAGGCAAAGCGCTTCGAGCAAGAGTTAATGATGCTGTTCCAAGCCACTGGCCGCGCTGATGTGTGGGACAAGATTAAAAAGCGCCAGCAACAGATGGACATTGAAGATGCTCATCTAGCCAGACAAGCCAAAGAAGAAGAAAAAAAGCGCAAAGAAGATGAAGCCGAGCAGATGGCGTGGGCCATTGGAATTGTGGTGATCGTGATGCTTCTTGGTGCAGTCGGTTGGGGTATTGCTGAGATTCAAGACTTGTGCGCTAGAACGCGCTGTGGGCGATGAATGAATACCAAAAGCAATTTGACCTTTTTCTCAAAGTCTTCGTGCGCATGTGCATTGCATGGTATGTCTTGGGCCTGCTCAAATTCTTGCCAGACGAGCTTGCCGACAAGGTTGTCAATAAACTACTTGGGATGATTGGACTATGAGCGAAGAAAAGCCAGCAGATATATTGAGCAAAGTGCTGTCTTATGTGGACAGCCCATTCAAGCTGTTTGCACTGATACTTATGGCGGTGTTTGCCTTTGCTGGGTACTTTGTTTGGCAGAACCAAGAGCTGCTGATGGGTGCATACAAAGAGTCCAAGAAGATGCCAAGCATTGTTGAGGACAGGGTGGAAGATGCTGCGGCCCACTTGTTCAAAACTACCAACGCCACCATTGTGGCCGTGTTCAAAGTTAATCCCATGTTTGGAACTCGAGTGCTGCACCGCGCCTACACCAAAGAAGGTCGAGACAAAACCAATGATGGGCTTGATGTTGGCCTGTTTACTCAGAACGCAGCCAACAACGCTGATGTTGTCAGGCTGATGGCCAGCGAGATTCCTTGCGGTGAATACCGATCAGCGCAATCCGAGATGGGCCTGTGGTACATCGCCAAAGGTGTCACATACACTTGCCGAATCAGCATCCCACCTGACCCTAACAGGTTTGTTGGCCAAATTACTGTTGGCTGGGATAATGAGCCAGCTGACATTCAGGTGGCAAGGACCATGATGGAAATTGCAGCAACCATGCTTTCAAGGAGCAAACAATGATCGCACTCGACGCACTTCTGAATGTTGGTGGCAAGCTCATCGACAAACTCATTCCTGATCCAGAGGCCAAAGCCAAAGCGCAACTGGAACTGACCAAGCTGGCGCAGGACGGTGAACTGGCAAAGATGGCCAACGACACCAAGCTATTTGAGGTGGAGCAAACAGCAGTCACAGACCGATGGACAGCAGACATGGGGTCAGACTCTTGGCTCTCCAAGAATATCCGGCCTATGGCCCTCATAGCCATTTTTGTGGCCTATTTTGTGTTCACCATGATGTCGGCCTTCGGATACAACGCGCAAGAGTCCTATGTCCAGCTGCTTGGCCAGTGGGGACAGATTATCTTCTTGGCTTACTTTGGTGGCCGAACTGTTGAGAAACTCGCAGACATGCGGAGCAAAAAATGAACCTCACACCTCACTTCACACTCGAAGAACTTACGGCCTCAGAGACCGCAGAACGCAACGGCTGGGACAACAGTCCCAACGACACAGAGCTGGCCAACCTGACGCGCCTAGCAGACTTTCTGGAGCAGGTGAAGGTGGTGCTTGGCGGCAAGCCGATCATGATCAGCTCAGGCCTGCGCACCAAGCTCGTCAATGATGCAGTTGGAAGCAAAGACTCCAGCCAGCACCGGACTGGATGCGCTGCCGACTTTAAAGTGCCAGGCATGACACCAGACGAGGTGGTACGCAAAATCGTGGACAGCGGCATTGGCTACGACCAAGTCATTCGTGAGTTTGATCGCTGGACCCACATCAGCATCTCAAATAGCGAGGACACCAGCCCACGCAAGCAAGCGCTGATCATTGACAAGGCTGGCACCAGACCCTACGCATAAGTGGCCACTACGATCGCAACGAAAGCCATCCAAAGCAGGCTAAAAACTGTGATCAATAGCCAATAAAAAAAGCGCCTTCTCAGGCGCTTAAATTTTGAAGGCTGCAAAGTAGGAGAAACACGCAGAGGACAGTTGCGTCCTTGATTGCAGTCTCCGTACTTTTCGCAGCAGTTCACGATGACCACCATGCCACCAAAAGAACGGACAAGCCAGCACCAATGGCAAAGGCCAGCACATAGCCTGCCACGCGCTCCCAAAGCGGCTCCTCGCGGCCATAGCCCTGCACCCATGTGCAGTCTGCAAAATTACGAGGTGTTTCAAAGTTTGAATGTTTCACGATCAGCTCCTTGCTGGTTGGTTAATGTGGTCACACTATACCACGAAATCCCACAATCAATGCAACTAGGGACAAACCCTAGATCGATGTGATCTCCACATCATGCGGCCTGCGCTTGCCATCGAGCAGGTCATGCAGTCGTTTTTCGGTCAGGCGATGGCAACGAATCATTACCCGAGCAGGCAACACTTCCAGAAGATCGGCATAGTCGCGCAGAAGGGCGCGTACAGCCTGAATTCCAGCCCCATCCATACGAATGGTGCCACCAGCCCTGTTTCGCTTGCCAGCGACTGCCAAAGCGGTAATGGCATCCATCAGCAGGCCACCAGAATCCTCGCAGACCTTCATGTCGAGCACCAGCGTCTCCATGAGGTTGACCGCATCGGAAACCACACGCCAGTCGTCCGTGGTGGGTGTTGGGGCTGTCTCCATAGCATTCAAACCCTCATACATCATGGTGAGCTGGTGCGTGCGGTGCGCAACAGGCAACGGCTCAGTTGGACTGGCCATCATCTCGTCCATGATGGTGTAGTACTTCCTCCGCTGCTGACGCTTCTTTTTTTGCATCAGTAGCCTCTCCACATGCGCACATCCACCAGCCACAGCGACAAAAAGAACTCGCCATTGGCAAATCCAATTCCAAACACTGGCCACTTATGCATCAATGTCTCAACGCTAATATGAATCTGCTTTTTCATGCTTTGGTCTCCTGCGCTTGCTGGCGCTCCAATTCCATCTTGACGCAGTGCAGAATCTGCGCGGCCAGAGTGCGCGTGTTGCGCTCGGCCATCTTGCGCAACTCGATCTCGATGTCGGCAGGCAACCGAATGGTCATGTATCGGTCTTTGATTTTTGAGGTAGTCATGCGTCACTCCCTTCTGGAAAATACCAATCGCGCAAAGCCAATGCATCTGCCAATGCGTTATGTGGATTTTCTGAAATCGTATCCACACGCAAAATGCCCATCATCAATGGTGGCGTGTCTAATCTTGTGCCTGGTCCAGTAATAAGCACTTTGCAAAACCACATGATGTCTTCTGGCCAATCGGCAACGATCTGCACTGTGTCGAACTGATTAAGAAAAATAGCTAGTTGCTCTTGCAAACTTTCCATAGTGATCCATGGTTTTCCAAGTTTTGGCATCACGTTTTCAGCGACCCAAGGATCAGGATTGTCGCAACCAAGCACCTCATAAAATGTGCGGCCATCTTCTGCAACTAGCGCCATCGAAATCAACTCGCCACCGTAGCTGTTCCACTCTCCATCAATAAAGATTTTCATTAGTCAGTCCCTCCAGCATTGGCAATGGCAGCTTCCTCGAACATGTCAGCAGTGGCAGGGCCACCGGCCAGCTCGATGGGCACGCCATTGGTCAGCAAGTTGACCAAGTCCTCTTGGCCAGCCACCTCAATGTCAAAGCGAGTCTGAGCAGCATGGCGAATGGCCTGCGCTTGGTTGCCAGCGCGAATCAGGCGATGGCGATTGGTCTCAATGTCGGTGACGACATAAATCCGAGTGCTCATAAATTGTCCTTGTGTTGGTTAAAAAAGGCCTGAAGTTTGCCCTTGGCATCATCAGCACCTTTTCCCACTATACAACAGAATCTCACACTTTCAAGATATGCAATCCAGTCTTTCTGCTCGGCACTCAGGCTGCCACCCTTAGTGCGCTTCATCTCCACCCAAAGCCTCCAAGCAGGAATGAACAGATCAGGCACGCCAGAAGACACACCCTCGGCCTTCAAGCGGCCAGCGGTGGCTGGACTGCGAGCGCCACCATTGGGAATGGCAAAGATGCGCACGCCTGGCCAAGTCTGGCGAAACCAGCGCACCAGCTCGCGCTGCTCTTCATGCTCGGTTGGGATACGGTCTAGAACGGACATTCTGGCTCCCACTTAGGACAGGCATCCACTTCGGCAGCAAACTCGGCTGGCGGTGTCATGAAGAACTCGGTGCACAGGCCATCGTTGCCGTACATCTCGCAGGTGTGGCAGCACTTTGGTGGACCGGCCTTGACCCACTCGCGGTAGTCAACCAAGAATTGTGGCTCTGGTGGTCGGCTCATGACTTGCTACCCCGCTGCATCAGCTTGACCCAGCATCGAGCGCAATGCCACTTGGTGCGCACCTTGACACCACCAAGTGGATCAGCCTCACGACTGCACACATCACAAACCTTGAGTTTGTGCATCCTGCTCATTTGTTCTTCAACTGTCATTCCCAGCTCCTTTTTATTACCCTAAAAAACTTTCCGTCCTTGCGATACTCGATCCACTCTGGTGGCGTGGCCATGTTCATGTTCTGCACCATGTCCTCCAGAGTCTTCACATTCAGACCACCAGGCACAATGCTGGCGCTGTTGGCAATACTCAGCAGCTGGCTCATTGCACGCTGGCCTGCATAGCCTTCATGCATGATTGGCAAATACTCGGTGATCGGTGTATCGCTCAGGCCACCGTAGTAGGTCACGGCCAGCATCTCGATGCCAGAGGCCTTGCTGATGTGCTTGCGCCATGTCCAGCTCGTCACATCCAGCTCTTGGCCATCCAGACCCATGATGTCGTCATTACGCAACACCATCGATTTTTTTACTGGCTCAGGAAACTGCTCACCGCATGAAGGGCAAAGCATCACCGAGATGTGCACCAGCTCACCGCAGTGATCGCACACCTTGACTGGTGCCTCGCCATTGCCATCGCCACCCTTCTTGGGCGGCTGCACATTGGTGATCGGGCCATGCGACTCGACAACACCAGCAAAGTCGAGCACCAGGCAGTGATCGGTGTGGCTCTTGACCCTCATGCCACGGCCTGCCATTTGCACATACAAACTGGCGCTCATGGTCGGTCGCAGCATCACCACCAGATCGATGTCGGGATAGTCAAAGCCAGTGGTCAGCACATTGGCATTGGTCAGCGCACGCACACGGCCTGCCTTGAAGTCGGCCAACATGCGCTCGCGCTCTTTCTTTGGTGTCTCGCCAGTCACGCATTCAGCGGTCACACCATGCTGGCGCAGGACTTCGGCCACGTGCTCGGCATGCTTCACACCAGCACAGAAAAACAGCCATGCCTTGCGCTCACCGGCCAAGCCCATGACCTCATGCACTACGGCCTGATTCTTGTCGTCGGTATCCACAGCGGCCTGCAACTCGGACTCGATGAACTCGCCACCGCGCTTCTTAACGCCACTCACATCCAGCTTGGCCTTGGTGACCTTGGAGCGCAGCGTGGCCAGATAACCCTTGAACACCAGCTCCTCGATGCTGACAGGCGTGAGCAGATCATCAAACAGCGCAGGCTTGTCGGTGATCAGGCCATGCCCCAAACGATAAGGCGTAGCAGTCAGGCCAATCACGCGCAGGCTTGGATTGATGGCCTTTAACTCGCCAAGCAACTTGCGATAGCCACCCTCGTCCTTGTGGTTGACCAAGTGGCACTCATCGATGATCACCAGATCAATGTGGCCAAGCTCACGCGCCTTGGTGCGCACCGACTGGATGCCAGCAAACGTGATCGGCTCGCTCAAGTCTTTCTGGCCAATGCTGGCGCTGTAGATGCCCATCGGGGCACCAGGCCAATGCTGGCGCATCTTCTCAGCGTTCTGCTCGATCAGCTCCTTGACATGGGTGAGCATAAGCACCCGAGTCTCTGGCCAGTTTTGCAGGGCATCCTTGCACAGCGCAGCCACAATGTGCGACTTTCCTGAGCCGGTCGGCAACACCAGACAAGGATTGCCAGCATTGCCAGCCTCAAACCATCGGTACAGCTCGTCGATGGTGCGCTGTTGGTAGTCACGGAGCATTTTTAGCCTTTACAGGTTTTTTCAATTTGCACACACCAACAGGACAGCTTGGTGATTTTTTAGACTGACAGACAGCTAATTTTTCGCAAATTTTTCTTGGTGGAAAAAATCGAACCCAAACAGACTTGAACTCGCTCATCCCACAATCCTTCCACCAAAGTCCTTGCGCATCTCAGCAATCAAAGGATCACCGCTGGCGCAGGCCTCGGCATTGGCCAGCAACTCCTTGCTACCCCAAACGCCTTCCTGCTCAGGATCGCCATTGGCTAGATTCACGCCATTGATCTCATACACAGCGGTGAACTCGTTTGGACCATCCATGCGCTTCCAAGGCACCAGATCGGGATGCAGGACATGCGACTCGCAGCCAGTGCGCTGTGAATCCAAAGGAATCTCAGCATCCCACTTGGCGCAGTGCCAAGTTGAGTCAGGCATTGCTGTGGCCAAAGCGCAGGTGCGGCAGTTCACATGCTTGGTGGTATTGGACTGGTGGCAGAACTCATGCGCATCGCAGAACTTGCACTGATACCAGCTCGCATCCGAGCTGATCGGCTCAGGCATGCGGTCGCTCAAAGCAATGCGCTGGCCGCGAGCAATGGCCTTGCCTGCCACATCTTTGTCGAACTTCACGCGCTCGGTGTGGATGCGGTCGTCATCTTTGCAGACGGTCAAGTACAGCGCACGATCAATGCCAGTGCCAGCCATGTAGACCTGCATCTGCACAAAGTGCTCAGGCTTGGACTTCTCCACGCCATTCTTCTCCAGATCATCAAATGCTTTTTTGGATGCGGTCTTGAACTCGGCAATGTGCTTGGACTTGGGCGCTTCTGGCACACCCTTGTCAATGATCGCATCGATGCTGCCAGACACATGGCTGCCAAAGTCGACACGGTGCTGGGCAGAAACCTTGCGCACATCGATGCCAATGGCACGCAAGTCGCTGATGATGTTGGCCTCCTCTTGGTGGCCACGCCTGAACAGGCGCAAGATGCGACCAGGGAAGCTCGGCTGCACAGCCCATCGGAAAGATAGCCATAGCCACCGGTCACACACATGGCCAAGCGTACTGGCGCCAAGGTGTGGGCGAGGCACCTCAGCAATGGCCTCATGGTGCTTGTCAATCAACGACTGGATGCTATTATCTGGCTCAGGGATTTTCATGTTGTCTCTCCTTTGATGAGTTTGCCCAGACCAGTTCGCGCTAGTCTGGGCATTTTTTTGCTTACTTCTTAGCCCAAGGTGGTGCGGCCTTGGCAGGTGCAGAATTGCTTTGGACTTGAGGAATGGCCGCAGCTGGCGCTGCACTGCCGGACACAGACTTGAAGCCCTTGACCTCATTGCTTGCACCGTACTGAGCGTCCTCTTTGACCTCCAACTTGATGGCGATCTGGCCACCAATCAACTGGTCGGTGTCGGTTACTTTTGCCAAGCCAATCGCACGCATGATGTCTCCAAGCTGCTGGCGACCAATCTCCTCGGCCTTGGGGTTTGCGTTCTTGATGTTCAGATTGCCAAACACCACACGACCTTGATGGCTCGGGCCAGTGATGTCATAACGCAACTTGATGTACTGGCCATTGCCAGCCTTGGTTGCCTTCAACTCAGACTGAGAGATGGTGGCGGTGTACCAGCCAGCAGGCAGCGGCTCAAAGTTGCCATTGCCTTGGGGCAGTTCGTTGACGTTGAATTCTTCGTTTAAAAAAGCCATGATTTACTCCTTGGGGATAATTTTGAAAGATGGGCGGCCAGGCTTGGCCGTGATTGCAGCCGCAAGCGGCTTGGTGATGGACTCGTCTGCTGCCTTCCAGATCGCCATGTTGATCTCAGGCTTCCAGCGAAACAACTTGGCCAAGTGATCGGTCAGACCGAACTCAGCGGCAAGCTCTTGCACTTTGTCTCCATCGACTTTTCGGTCGATGCGGCCAACGATTTTGATCTCGTATCGACCAGGCTCGACGGTCTCTGTGCCATCAAGGTTTTCGGCAATGGTTGCCAGCTTCTTGATGTGGTCTTCAATATCGCGTCGATCCGCTGTCGCATCTTCTTCCTGCTTCTTGGCAGCCAGCCACATACTGGCCAGCTCGTTCATGTCATTGGGCAATACCTTGGCGGTCATGCTTTGCCCCCGATCTTGGCAATGATTGCACCCAGATCAGGCGCTTCCCAAGCCTCCAGCTTGCCAGAGCGATCCTTGGCCAACCAGAGGCCATCAGAGT